GCACTGCTACTACGCAAACGCCTGATCGTGATCGAGACGGAGTCAAGCTACGGGACGGATCCAACTCCGGACGGAGCAGACGCCGTTCTCGTAAGGGATCTGAGCATCACTCCACAGAGCAGTGATGTTGTTAGTCGTGATCTGATTCGCCCTTACCTTGGAGCTTCTCAACAGCTCTTGGCTAACACCCGCGTTGAATGCACATTTAGTGTTGAGCTTGCTGGCTCTGGTGCGGCAGGAACTGCTCCTCAGTACGGCAAGGCTCTTAAGGCTTGCGGGCTTTCTGAGACTGTGGTTGCCAACACTTCTGTTAAATACGAGCCGGTCAGCGCAAGCTTCTCTTCAGTCACCATTCACTACAACATTGATGGTGTTCGTCACAAGATGACTGGCTGCAGGGGGAGTGTGGCTTTAACGGCCGCCGTTGGCGAGATCCCAACGCTGGATTTCACCTTCACCGGCATTTACAACGCTCCTGACGACACCGCAATCCTGACGCCGACTTACGCGAATCAGGACGATCCTCTGCTTTTCAAGAACGGCAACACAACCAGCTTCCAGCTGCTGTCTTATGCCGGCGCTTTGCAGAGCTTCTCGTTCGACCTAGGCAACGCAATCACTTATCGCGAGCTGGTTGGGGGGACTAAGGAGGTCCTAATTACCGATCGCGCTGCTTCTGGTTCAGTTTCTATTGAAGCTGTTGCTCTTGGCACGAAGGACTATTTCGCGGCTGCTGTGGATGATGACGCTGCTTTGGGGAACCTTCAGTTCACACATGGCGGTACTGCAGGCAACATCGTTCAGTTCACCTCTAGCAAGGTGGATATTGGAGATGTCTCTTACGGTGATTCTGACGGCATTGCGATGCTTGAGATCCCATACACCTGCATCCCTGACGCTGCAACTAACACTGAGTTCGACCTGATTTACACCTAAGCTTTGAAAGAGCTGCGTCGAGAGGGAGCCTTTGCGGGCTCCCTTTTTTTGTGTATGCTGAGCCGGCTTATCTCATTACCAAATGGCTTTTGTACGCAAGAAGAATAAAACTTTCAAATGGCCTGTTCAGGTGAAGGAGCCAAGCTCAGATCGTCCTGGGCAGTTTGAGACATCTGAGTTCATCGCCATTTTCAAGCGTGTCAAGATGTCTGAGCTTGAGAAAATGGGTGATGCGTCAGGACTGCCATTCCTTGAAAAAATTATGGTTGGCTGGGAAGGCATCGAGGAAGACGGAGAGCCTCTAGCTTTTTCCAAGTCCATGCTGAAAGAGTTTGCTGATGATGTGGACTGGTTGAAGTCCGTGCTCAACGCCTACACCAGCACATACTCTGAGGCCGAAGTGGGAAACTAAAAGACGCTGCGATCTATTGGGCTTCTGGCGGCAAACAGGTCGATGACAAGACCCAAGATGATGCAGCAGCGTTCGGATTGAGCCTGCCAAAGCCCAAGGCTGATGAGCCTGTGGATTTTGAGGTTTGGGAGGAGAACTGGGAAACGGTTCAGATGTTCTTGCGCATCCAAACGCAATGGAACGTCTCGATGGACGGCCTGGTTGGCCTGAAGTATGAGGTTTTCTTGTGTTCCGGGGGCTTGTTTGACCTCTACAATGTGAAAAATCGCACTGACGTGCTTGAGCGTCTTCAGATTATGGAGGCGACCGCTCTTACCGAACTGAGGAAGCGCTCAAATGGCAGCAGTTGACCAGATCAAGATTGCTCTCAAGCTTGAAGATGCCGGCGCTGTCAACGTCGTCAAAAAGCTTGAGTCCTCTTTTCGAGGCCTAGCCAATGCTGCCAACAAACTTGATTCTCAAGGTATAAGTAAAGTTCGTGATCGAATAAAAGCTTTTGACACAGCAGGCAAAAGAAATATCAATACAATCCAATCACAAATAGGTGCTCTCAGGTCATTAAGAGCTGAGGCACAGATTGGATCTACACAGTTCAAGCAACTCACTGCAGATATAGCTAAATACAGTCAGGAGCTGCAAAAGGCTGAAGGTCGAAAGAAATCTGGCGGCAGGCTTGCTGGGGTCGCTAAAGGTGTTGGAGCGATTGCCGCTGGCGGTGTTTTTGGCGGACCTGAGGGCGCGATTGGAGGCGGCATTGGCCTTGCTCTTGGCGGACCTGGAGGGGCAGCAGTAGGCGCTGCAATTGGCGCTCAGGTTGGACAAATCAGGCAGGCGCTTGGGGCCACTGCTGAGTATGCGGCAACTCTGACCAAGCTCCGCATCGCCTTAAAAGGCGTGACAGAGGGGCAAGGTGAGTATCAAGAAGGACTGCAATTTATCCAACAAACAACGAAAGATTTCGCTGTTCCTCAAGAAGTTGTAACCAGACAGTTCACCAAGTTGCAGGCTTCTGTCTCTGGTGCTGGCGGGAATCTTAAAGACACAAAAACGGCATTTAATGGGATTATTGCTGCCGTCAGAGCCACTGGTGGCTCACTGCAAGATGTTGATTCAGCACTGACAGCTACTGCGCAAGTCTTCTCTAAGGGCAAGGTAAGCGCCGAGGAGCTGAGGCAACAACTTGGGGAAAGATTGCCAGGTGCGTTTACACTTTTTGCTGAGTCAGTTGGAATGACTCCTAAAGAGCTAGACAAAGCTCTTGAAGGAGGCAAAGTCACTCTCGAAGACTTCCAAACATTCGCAGAAAGCCTGTTCAAGAAGTACGGAGAAACTGCAAAGACGATTGCAGATAGCCCTGATGCCGCTGGTGACCGTCTGAAGGTTGTATTGGACAGCTTGTCTGAAAATGTGGGTGAACTGCTGAAACCCATAGGCGCCTCTTTCCAAGAAACATTTATCAATATTGTTGAATTTATAGACATGGCCACAGGCCGACTCAAGCTATTCCTTGAGCTAGGGGCTATAGGCACTAAGAAGAAGGTCGACAGGCTTTCTGCCGACATTACTCGTTTGCTTAAAAAGCAAGAAGACTTCAACAGGACAGATCGCGCAGCAGGCAGAAGCGTCATACGGCCTAGCGATAGAAGAATGGTTGAGCATCAGCTGGAGCAAAAAAGAGAACAACTCCAAGCTGCTCAAGCAACACTTAGGGATTTAACTGGATTCAACATTGTTGTTGATGCTCCAAAGAAGAAAAAAGGCTTGGATGGCGGGGGAGATTTGCCGACGACTCCAGTAAAAGATATCGACGAAGCGACTGCCACAGCGCAAATTCAAGCGCTAAGAAATCGTGAGCGTGGAATTGTGTTGACCAAGGAGATGATCGCAGAAGAGGCAAGACTTGCGCGAATTGCTGCGCAAACATTGCCAACTCAAAAGAAAAGAGTCAAATTGGTTGAGATTGAAATTAGAGAGAAAAACCAAATCAATGCGGTAGAGCAAAAGCAGCTAAGGACAAACAATAGTATCGCAAAAGCAAAAATTGACCTGAACAAACTACTCACCAAAGCTAATGGCGAGTCGGGCGTATTTACTGACGAGCAGCTGAAGCAAGCTGAGGCTCAAATTCAGCTAAATGAGTTGATGCTTAAGTTCAATGTTCTTGTAGAGAACGGTGTTTTGAGCGCTGATGAGTTGAAGGCAAAGCTACAAGAAGCCGTAGAAGCGTTGAATCAGACTGCAAAGAAAGGAATGGATCTGTTTAAAGATCGATTCAAAAAAGGCATTGAGTCGATGGGAGATCTATTCGGAAACCTTGGCGATGCTGCTGCGAGGGCTTTCGATGGTCTTGGCGACAAACTGCACGAATTTATCACTACGGGCAAGGCTGATTTTAAAGATTTCGCTAGATCAGTCTTGTCTGACTTAAGCAAGATATTCCTGAAGGCTGCAATGTTTAATATTTTAAAGAGCATGCCAGGCATGTCATTCCTAGGAAGCGCCAAAGGCAATGCATTTACTCAAAACGGCATCGTGCCCTTTGCGAAAGGAGGGCTTGTCAATTCTCCTACGATTTTCCCTTACGCAGCTGGAGGCACTGGAAAGTTTGGGCTAATGGGTGAAGCGGGACCAGAGGCGATTCTCCCTCTGCGTCGTGGTCCTGATGGAAGGCTTGGCGTCGAGAACACTGGTGCATCACGGATGAATGCCGCGATGTCGCGTTACTCACGAAACGGTGTTGCCCCAGGCCAAATGACTGATGCAGATGGAATGCCTGCTGCTGGTGGAATGGGTGGCGGCAGCGCAGCGCTTGATGTGCGATACAACGTCGAGCGCATCAACAATGTTGACTATGTAGCAGGGTTGCATTATGACGATTCAAGCGATCACTACGTTTATAAGGATCTTCGACACCAACAACGTTCAGCGATACCTGTTTCAGAACAGCAAGACTGATGCCAATATTTCTTATCAGCCTGATGAGGCGAGTTGCTTTGATGGGAGCACTGCTTCGCTCTCATACCCATATCTGCCTTTTATTTACAACGGTGCCACCAAGAGCAACGCTGGTGACAACCTAGAAAGCTTTTTGACGCTTGCAGTGAATGAGTTGAGCTTGTCTCGTGCTCATGAGTTCGTGGAGAACTCCTACAGCATTGAGGTGTTTACGGTCTTGATGGATGCTGAGACTTTTGCTGCTAACAGAACATTGACTGTTGAGTGCTGGATGGTTTCAGGAATGACTTATGACGTAGAAGGTGTGCAGCTGCGCTTGAGCACCGCTATTGATGCGATTGCATCAGTTACACCTAATAAGGTCTTAAGGACTGAAATGGTTGGAGCCTTGCCGGTGTCCTCTCGGATCAGCAACGCTTGAAGGAGCCCTATCGCTTAATCGGCTTGCCTTACCGGCTTGGAGCAGTGCCTGAGAAACACGGTGCGGCTGATTGCCTCAGTCTGGCTATGGCCGTGCAGGCTTGGCACGGCGTGGAGATGCCTGCACCTCAACGCTCTTGGTACAGGCGCTTACTGCGCAAGGACTTTTCAATTTTCCGAGAGCAGTTAGAGCTATGGGGCGAGGAAACAGATGCCGCTAAAGTGGGCACACTCGGGCTAATCCATTCTGTTGATAGCAGCTTTGGATTGGCTTCTTTCTATGAAGGCGGATGGCTGCAATTCAAGGACCATCGGGTGACATGGATCCCCTGCAGCGCTCTTACTCCCGTCGCTCTCTACTGCCGGTAGAGCAGCAAATCATCGATGCGCTTGGTATCACGGTTGAAGAATATTGGGGTTTTTGCCGTCTAGCGGATCAAAAGGCTAAAGAGCGTGGCTCTGAGTATGACCACATTCCCGACGTTGTAGCTGGCCCTGCTGCTGTACCAATTTTGCAGCAGATAGCAGTCAGCCTGTTATTTGCAGCGGCTGCTTATCTGCTTACACCAAAACCAGAAGCACCCAAAGGTGGCGGCGATCCAATTCAAACCGCTGATGTCCGAGGACAGACAAAGTTTGCTGAGCTTTTTGGTTTTGACAGCTTTCAAGACCTAGCGACCTTAGGTACAATCATTCCTCTTGTTTTCACAAAAAGAATCGAAAGCAAGCTTGAAACAGAATATCGCGGCGGCCAAGAGGTTCCAAAGCAGTTTGGTGGTGTTCGAGTCAAAGCGCTAATGCTTTGGTCTCAATTATTGAGCAAAGGTTCTCACCAAGAATTAAAAATGCTCACAACGCTGGGCTTGTCTGATTTGGCGGCAACTCCTGATGCGGCTGGCCTTGCTGTAGGTGAGCAGCTTCTAAGGAATTATCAAGACACTCGCTACGAGACATATTTCAAAAACAGTCCAGTGATTGGGCAGCCGGATAATCAGTATCGTATTAATACGAGTGACACTCTTGATGGAAGCCTAGAGTCCATTGATCCGTCTAAAAGCGCAGACGTTTTTGAGGCAAAAGACAAGCAGAGCAATACATTTAAAAAAATGTTTTCCGGGTCAAGGACACCCACTTCTCAAAGAAGTTTTGGCTGCCATTCGCCAATCTCAAATGGTGTGGAGTACTTCCTGCCTTACGAGATCGTCCAAGTTTTTGACGACAAGGAGTCTTTAAGGCAAAAACGTTTAAAAATTAATGGGCCAAGCGGCAATGGTCATTCTCAACCGTATTTAGGACGTCAAGGCATGGAGGAGCTTAATGGTTCTCTTCCCAGCCCTCGCCAATCAAATATTGGGGTGGGTCAAAAGTTGACATTCAAGCTGTCAGCTACTCGTGAAGACCCAGAAGGGTTCCCTCCCCATGGCCTGCAAGACGTAAATACTGCCATCAATCAACGAGCATCTCAAACAGATGCGCTTATAAATATTGGCGATTTGTACATGTTTGGTAGTTCCATAATTCAATGCACTTCTAAAAACAATCAACCTCTTGGCAGAGATCCAGAAGCGAGAGAGTACAACTTTAAATGCATTGAGGCAGGGGCAGGTTTTTTTGTCAGGGCTGAAGACCAAGCCAATAGCCATTTTGGTCAACAACTGCAGCGCATTGACATTGGTTCTGTCACCAATAATCGCGAGTGTCACCAGACAGAGATTGGCCTTAAGAGTGTTGTATTCAAGCGTGTTGACAACTTCTCCAACGTCAACTCTCAGCCGCAAGAGGTTGTGCTTGAGTCTTATGAAGAAGACAATCAGTCGTTTGCCTTAGGTCGAGTCTCTACCTTCCAAACGCGAT